CAATCTAGTTGCAAGTACTATAGCGTTTTTGTCACCAATTATAATATCATTTGGATTTACGTTATCTACAATAATAGATTCAAATAGTTTATCTAATACTATTCCTTTTCTAATTAAATTTGTTGATGCAAGTATATCTTCCTCTTTTGCGGTCATATACTTTATAGTAATTTGTCCAGATGAAAGAGGACTCTCTTTTGGATAAATCTTTCCTCCTGATGGTAAATCTAATACCTCCGTTGGAAAATCGTATGTTTTTTCTGTCATAACTTTACTTTGTTTTAAGTTTGTATATATAAATACATAATTTTTGAAAAATTAGAAAGCATAAAAAAGGGGATTCTTTTGAAATCCCCTTATTTTTGTTATTTTTAGATTAGTATTCAAGAATAGCGTAATCGTAAGATAATGTTAATTCAATTGTTGCAGGTTCGTTAGAATCAAATGATACATCACCAAAATTTGCTTGCTGAATGAAAGCGCCTTTGATTTTCCATTGTTCTATTTTATCGCCAACTGGTCCCAACATATAGAAATCCAAATCTTTCTTATAAAAATCTGCGTATCCACGTCTACCAGTGATTGATTCATGCCCCAATCTAACCCACTCCATTACTGATTGTGCAGCTGATGGTACAATTGGGTCATAAAGAGTAATTGTAATATCTTGCCACTCACCTTTACCTTGCAACTTTCTTTTGATGTTGATATGGTCTAAAGTGATTGTTTCAAATTGGATTGAAGGTCTTGATGCTGCCTTAACCATATACCCCGGTACACCATCCCATTCTAAGATGTAGCGGTTTTTCATTTTTGGTTCGAAGTTCGTATAGAACATCTTATTAAACTCTAATATTTCTGCCATTTTATTCCGTTTATTTTATATTAATAAATATCTACTTTTTGTTTTTCTATATTATGCTGAGAAACTTGCTCCAGTTGGTAAGATGTTGAAATCTATTACGATAAATTCCGCCGTCTTTGCCGGTTGTAAGAAAATTTGTCCAGCTAATATGTTTCTATCAATTACATCAGGTGTGTTGTTACTTTCATCCATTACAACTCTAAAAGAATAAAGACCTTGTCTTTGTTGTACAGCTTCTAAATAAGGATTAACCGTATTTAAGAATCTTGCTCTAGTTGAAGATGTATTTTGTTCGAACACTAAATAACGAGATGTAGATGCTACAAACTTCTTAAGAACGATAAGTAATCTTCTAACATTGATTCTATCTAAAGCTGATGCCTTATCTTGCAATGTCTTCTGTCCGAATGCTACAATACCTTGTCCAGGGAATGCTGCGATTGGGTTTACTTTGTTCTCATATAGAGTATCTCTTTCAGAGTGTGTAAGTCTATTTAATACACTTACTGCTCCTACGATACCACCTCTATTCAAACCAGCAGGTGCGAACCATTCTGCTGCTAATCTATCGTTAGCTGCGAAAACAGCGGGCATTAATACTGATGGTGGAACACTCATTAATTTGTTTGTGTTTGTATCTATTGTCTTAACCCAAGGATAATAAGTTGCTACATAGTTAGAATCAACCGAGTTTGCTTGCTCCGTTGCTTCAGTTATTGTATCAGCGTAATCGTTGAAATCAGCGATATAGAATGCATCTTGTCTACTTTCAACCATATCAATTGCTTTAGTTACAACTGATGGATGTAAACTTCTTATAATACCAGGTGTTACTACCATATTGATATCCCACTCATCAGGGTTAGATACTGCGTTGATTGCTTTATAATATGCTAAAGTACCAGTTGATGTTCCAGATGCGCAATTAAATCCTTGCGTATTTGCATTACCCCAATCAGTATCACCAGCCTTAGCTTTTACTACAGTTGGATTCACACCATCAAAACCTTCTTGGAATGCTAATACAAATTGTCTCTTAACCATATCTTCCGATTTAGAACCAGTCATTATATAAGTCAATTGAGAATCAAATGCGAAAGCCACGTTAGAACCAGTTTGAGCTCCAACAGGAATTGGTTTTAAATATTCTGCATTATCTATCTTAGCATCAATACCTTCAAAATCAAATCCACTAAAGTATATTGGAGATGATGATGTGTTACCAATTGAGTTAGTTTGATATACTACCGGAGGTACTAAAAGTGATTCTGCAGCGTTTGTTGCTGTAATTGGATTTGTATATGCTCCATGTCCAAATGGTGCTGCTGATATTGGGAATGAACCAGGTGCTGATACAACTACTCTTACATATTTTGATCTGTTTGAGTAATCGCCATTTTCAGTTATCTTACCATCTGAATCAATTGTATTATATCTATCACCAATTCTTCTAGCTATATAGTTAGGAGATGCTGCATCTAAGTTTACATTATTAAATGTTTCTACTACAGTCTTTCTCTTATCAGTATCATCATATGAACGAACTGTTACAGTGAAAGTTGAATAATCAGTTGCTCCATCTTCTCCAGCTGCTTTTACATTCGAAATACCAATTTTGTATTTTGTATTATATGTATTACCATGTCCTAAAGTTACAAAGTTAAATAAATCATATCTAACACCACTTATATTTTGAGAAACAACCATTGGCGTTTGTGCTTCGGTTGTATCATATGAAAAATCCTGAGTTGGTAATACTACTCTAGTTATTACAATGTTATTTCCAGCAGAACCAGTATAGTATCCAGCCATATTTTCAAAATACGAATATGCATATGCTGATTTAGCTCCGAATGGAGATTCACCAAATACATCTGCTAAATCATTAGTAGCTGATGGTAAAATTGATGCTGATATGTTTACTCCAGCAGTTAATGTATTGATTACAAAAGAACCATCAATAGAATCATCACTAACAACAGTTGCTCCAGTAAAACCAACTGCCTCATCTCCTGCTTTAGTTGAGTGTAATACTCCAATTAATTTAGTACCTAATTTAGGTGTTGCGGATGAACCAGAAGCAAAGATTGCTAAAGGTGCTACTTGTTGGTAACCACCAACACCACCTACTCTTACTACGGTTACTTGTCCTGCTTCTCTTAAATAGTTTTGTACTGCGTACTCACTATAATAAGTTCCATCAGGAGTACCAAAGGTATCTTCGAACTCTGATTGTGTTCTTATAATTGTTGGAATGAATGCAGGTCCTTGCTTAAAAGGTCCTATAATTGCTGCTCCAATTTCTCCTACTCCTTGTGCTAAGAAGGATAAATCATTTTCTCTTGTGAAAACGCCGGGTGATACGATTCTTTCTGACATTTTGTTTCTTCTATTTGTATTTTAATTGCGTATTAGTAATTACTTACATTAATACTCATATAAATATAAAGAAAATGTCCAAAACACAAATTTATTATTAAATCTGCACTTTGGACATTTATAATTTTGTTTTAATCAATTAATAACCCGGAACAGAACCAGAAGGTGTTGGGTATGTATTACTTCCAGATGTTGGAGACCAAGGTAAATCAGCTGTACCAACTTCGATTCTAGCGTATTTCTTATTATCTATTTCTTTTTGAATTTGTCCGTTTATATGATTCATATAATTACTTCCAGTAGAACCACTTACATGGTTTTTAATCCAACCTAATACTAAATCTTCAGTAAGGTCCTGATAATCAACAAATCCATCCCCATTTAAATCTTGAGGTGTAAATGGCGTTGCACCATTAAAAATTCCAAAATTACCATCTTCATCAGTACCAGTTAGTTTCCAATTAGTACCAACAACTATATTTTCAAAATTTTCAGAATTTTGTTTTTTCAATGCGGTTAGTTCCCACGTATATGTTAATCCCATAATAAATTATTTGTGTTTATATTATATAAATATAAGTATTTTTACTTTTTATTTTTAAACTTCCAATGAACCACTATAATAATCAGTAGTTAATAAATGTCTATATGCTTGTGCCATATGGTCTAATTCAGATGGTACTTCTAAAAAAAATACGCACTTATGGTCCATACCAGCAGTTCCAACCGTAACACCATGTTTATTATCGGATGGATTTTTTCCAATAAATCCAATTGGAATAGAATCATTATCTCTTGCTTCTCTATCTTTCCAAATAGTTACTGCTACTTCTGCCGTATATCCCGCTTTCCAATAAACTTCACTACCTACACTTCTATCCATTGGTGTCAACCCATCTGGTCTAGAATTATCAACAGGTTGTTTGAAATCTGCAATTCTTTTTTCAACTTTTACATTTGTAACTACGTGGTATGCGTTTGGTGCAACCAATCCAGTTCCAGGTAATTCATAATCTTTAATTAGTGCCATATTATTATCCTTTATTATTAAGTATTAAATTATTTAAAATTTCTTTTAATTCTTTAATTTCTTCTGATTGTTTTTTTACAATTTCGTTTTGTTCTTTGAATGCTTCAATAAATAAACCTGCAAAATTACCATATGCCACCGCATATTCATCTAAATCTTCTGTGTATGATACAACTTCAGGAACAACTTCATTTACTTCTTGTGCAATTACTCCCAACTGTCTTTTATCAGCTCCACCATCAGGAATAGTATCACTTTCATTATAAATTTTAGTATAGTAAATACCTCTTAATTGTAAAACTTTATCCAAAGCGTTATCAACTGTAACAATATCCTTTTTCTTTCTTATATCCGAATATGCTACGATGTTGCCTGTTGCGTAAACCCCACCATTACAATATATTGCATATCCACCAGCTGTTGATGATGTTCCAATACCAGTACAGTTATTTCCGTGTGAATGATAGAACATCCACCTTCCATCGTCTTGGAAGTAGATACCACCATTACCACTTTCAAACATTAAGTGAGGTGCGTAAGATGATTCAATTCTATGACCATACCAACCATTTCTATTACCTTCCATTCTCCACGAACCATAAGTAACGTTGTTTGGATACCAGTGTGCTCCGTTCTCACCAGCATAAAATCCAGTATAGTTAGCTGTGTACATCCACTTATACTTAAATGAATAGTTAGATGAACCTGCTAATTGAATACACAAGTCACTCATATCGTAATCAGAATAAACTCTAGTTCCTTCATAAGAACCAGCGTTTGCTCCCAATTTAATACCAGTATGATATCCAATTCTTAAATCCGGATAAGGATAACCCCATCCACCACCTTCTTGGTATATAGAATATCCGTGTGTACCTTGTCCAGAGTTACCACCAACACCAGTAAAATCTAAACGAGCTATTCTACAATAGTTATTGAATTCACCAGAACTCATTTGAGAATATCCAGTAGGGTCAGTATAATATCCTGTGTTATCTCTATCATAGAATATTGGTGCTCTCATCGAACCTCTAGCATGCCAGTTGTGTCCAGTATCATACCAAACAGATGCGGGATATGACCAGTTAATACCTACTCCATAGTGAGGGTTATCTGCATTATCGAACCAACCAAATGATAATTCATCAGGGTTTTGGTTTGCAACTCCCATTACAAATCTTCTATATCCACCTGCTGTTTTGAATCCAGTCAATGATAAACATGCACCATGTGTACCATTACCACTATTTGCATATGCTGAAACTCCTAAGTGTGGATAATATGGTGCGTTTACCTGAACACTATATCTATTATCATCTGCAAGTACCATTGTAACACCATTCGTAGATAATGTATATGGTCCAAACATTGCCGAATATCCACTTGATGCTGCCGTTACTCTTAATATTGCAAGATTTGATATACTATCAGGATTTAAAAAATATCCAGTATTATTAGAATCATAGAATATTGGTGCTCTAAAACTTTCAGTATTTTCCGCATATCTCTCAATCACATATCTAGTAAACCAAGAACCACCACCACCAGGAGTTTCTCTCAAGTAAACAGTAGTACCTTGAGGTTTCCACCACTCACAAGAACCAGAACCCCATTGGTGAATACGGAACATTGCCGGCTCCGTAGAGAAGTTACCAGAAGTTGATACCTCCAATGAACGGAACGAACCATACGGTTTACCCCAACCATATCCATAAGGGTCATGTGCCCACCAGCCAGAGTTATCTCCGTATTGTCTATTGGTATCTGCTCTCATTTTGTTTGCACCAAATATATTGTAGTATGATGTTCCGGCTTGGTCACTATAATATCCTGTATTATTACTATCATAAAACAATGGTGCTCTTAATGAATCTGCTGCTTCAAAGTATCCTTCTGAATATGTGTATCCAGAATATAATAACATTCTAGTTCCACCATTTCTAAGTAATCTAAGATTATGATTTGTAAAACTACCAACTGCTGATAAACCACCAACGTGAGAGTATATACCAGTTTGAATTCCTTCATTTCTAGCATACACTCTTAAAATTGAGTGGGGTGCATTTGAAATGTGGATTTGAGAACCCCATCCCCCCTCATCTACCCAATCACTACCAGAATCACCAACATATAAGTTTCTTAATCTTGATGATGAATTTAAATCTAAACGGAATGTTGAATCTGCCGAATCATAAAATACCGGAGCTCTCATAGATGTAGTAGACCATGCCGTACCACCTTGGTCCCAATACCAAAACGTTGCAGATGATACATTTCTAAGTTCAAGTTGGTCAGATGGATTTTTTAATATATTAAATCTACCAGCTCCAGCTTCACCACTAGCACCAAAAGTAATTACAGAGTAATTATTTTGAGCATCTACCAATCTAATGTTTTCATTGTAATTACCGGCAGTCCATCCACCAATTCTAGCCATACCAAAAATACGCAATGCAGTTCCATTAGTAGCTGGGTCTAATAAATACCCAGTATCATCTCTATCGTAGAATACTGGTGCTCTAGCACTTGTTCTAAATTCTACATATGAACCATCTTGGGTTGGATAGTTTCTTTGTGACCAATCCCAACTACTTCCATTAACAGCACCTCTACCACCATACAAATACCATGCCCCATCGGTAGCTATGTGTTGTAACATATATCCTAAGTTACCATTAGTTGATGTTTGATATATAGAAGCGTAAGTACCAGTAATAACAAGTTGTGCATGAGATGAACCAAATGGATTACTACCCCAATTTCCATTAACATTAAGGTATTGTAAATTAGTACCATCAAGTCCATCAAAATAGTATCCAGTATTAGATATATCATAATATCTTGGTGCCAAAACACCATAGTCTGCTCTTAGATAATTATCACTCTTACCAAATGAACCAATTTCAGTTCCTGCAAATGGTGAGTTATTAAAGAATCTAGTTCCACCATATCCAGATGCTGCTCCAATATCAACACCAGTATGCCATGCTAATTGTAAGTGATTACCAGAATAATATCCATTACTATAATTTCTAGGATGAATCATATAATAAGGTTGGCTATCCGTTCTCTGTCCCCAAGTAATACCACTATCAACAGATGCTTGCGATGGGTCAGTTGTAGAGTTTGATAAATTTATATGTCTTGTTGTACCAGCACCACTACCTGCTCTATATAAAAATGTACCACCAGTATCATAACGATAATCAGAGAATATATTAGATACCGTAACTCTATTACTTACAGTCATTATACCATCATAATCCACTCTTACTCTAACTTGAGGTAAATCAGTACCAGTTCCAGATGTACCAGTTCCAGATTTAATTCCTATAATAAAATCAGAACGTTCTGAACCAGGTGTATCTCTATATTGTGCTCCAAGCCAAATATGTGGTGCAACATCATATGAAGTACCTCCACTATAATTTAATAAACCATTTATTGCAATACCAGCGTAATAACCAGTACCACTTCTAGTAGAATAAGGTCCTAAATGTAAGTTATATGTATTTCCGTTAATTTCACTTTCACCATTTGTATAAGATGAAACCCTTAATCTACCACCAGCATTATTTGAAGCTTGTACTTGACCTGTACTAATATTTAATCTATTTATACGAGATTGTCCATCTCCATCAAAAAGATATGTTCCATCATTTCTATCAATAAATCTATTAGCGTAAAAATCACCCAATGCCTCAGACCCAGCTGCTATTGCTGTATCTAATTCTTCGATTTTAAATCCTGCTATTTCAGCTTGTCCACTGTATCCACTATATAGATAATTGTGTAACCAACCCAATTGCATAAATTTTGCATATCCATACCAAGTATATCCAGCACCAGAACCAGCTGGTCCGATTGTCATTGTATATTGAGTCCAAGAAGCAGGTGGAACTCCATTCCAATAGTAAGGTTGTCCCCATCCACCATTATCAGGTTGTCCGTAGTTATAAGTTGCTTGTGTAAATGATAAATAACAATATGGATTACCAGATGTTGCTCTAATCCAAGCTGATACTTTATAAGTTTTAGTTGGGTCAATTGCTACCCATCCAGATTGTCTATGCCCACTCCACGCACTACTACCAGCAAATGCAACATCACCAATAGGTGCATCACTTAATCCACTTCTATATGTTGTATCGGGCCAAATAAATCCACCATCTGCTCCACTCCAGTTTCTAGTAAAATATTTACCATCCGGAACAAACATACCAAATAATGTTGAACCATTATTAGTTCTAGTTGAAATATTACCTCCAGTTTTTAAAACAGATAATATTGATGTACCATTAGGGTCTAAATAATATGCGTTATCACTATAATCGTAATATCTTTGTGCGTACATATAGCGATATGCTGTCATATCACCATTTGCCATATCCATTCTCAGCATTACAGTATTCGTACCACCACCAACATTATTTTCAATACCAGAAGTTTGTGCTCTAGTAAAATCAATTGTGTTTATTGGATTATTATGCCAAATACCCCAAGGTGTAGATTCTTCTTTGTAAATCCAAGGAGATGTTTCCCCACCACCTGATGGATTTACTGACCTTAAAAATACAGGATATGTAGTTGAATTAACAGCCTGCATTCTAATACCTTCGGCTGCACTATTACCATTCATAGTAATATTTGTGCCGTTATTATTAAGAGTTAATGAATATAAATTAGATGTACCACTATTAATATAATATGTTGTACCACCCACATAAATTGTACCATCAAATCTTGCATTTCCACCACTGTAAACGAATTTATCACCTCTAACTCTTAGGTATGTGCCATCTGTCATATACCAACCACCACCCCAACCAAATCCAATTTCTTCATCTCTTAAGAAAGTTGAAGTACCTCTACCAATTACAAAGGCATCATTATTATTTATTAATTGTACAGATCCATTTATGAATATTCTGTTATTTGATATTGTATCAATTACTGATGTGTTATCGGTAGTTGTGTATGAAAAATCCGTTGTACCAAATCCTACTCTTTGTGTAGAGTTCATTTGCATACCAGTTGTACCATTAGTTGCTAAATACATTGTATTAGCTCCTTCTGCATGTAATGTTAAACCACCTGCTAAGTTACTATAAAAATATCCACCATTTGCTCTATATTGACCAGATGCCGCGTATGTACTTCCAAATAATGCAGCTCCAGCTCCATTTACAGAAACATCATTTCCTAATTGTAAATTACTATTAGATGCTGCTGTTGTATTTCTTACACCAACTGTACTACCAAATTGAACCGAATCAGTTGTTCTAACATTTTGGTTCATTGCGTATAATTCGTTAGCACCCTGTCCAGTATTAACGGTTGCGAATGTTACACCATCGGTAGTTCTTACGTTTTGGTCCATTAAATAAACCTCAGTTACACCTTGTCCAGTATTAATTGTACCTGATATAACAATGTTACCAGTTCCCTGAATATTTCCATTTACATATGTATTATCATCAAATGACCATCTATCATTACCCTCATCCCAAATAAATTGTTTTGTTGCTGCGTTTCCTCTCTTAACTTCTATACCAGCATTTTCAGTTGGTGCAGTTGCTGCTCCAATATCTGCATTTAATGTAATGATATTATCACCTACATTTAAAGTTGTTGTATTAATATATGTTGTTGTACCACTTACAGTAAGGTCACCACTAATTGTAGCGTTACCAGTTACTGCTAATGTAGTACCATCAAATCTTAAATTTGCTTCAACGGTTGCGTTTGGAGCAGTTCCGTTTAATGTGATTACACCATTATCAGTTGTACCTGTTAATGATAATAATCCCGATGTACCTGCTGAACCAGAAGTTCCTGATGTACCACTACTTCCAGAAGTTCCTGAGGTGCCAGACGAACCAGAAGTTCCTGATGTACCTCTACTTCCGCTTGTTCCAGATGTACCACTACTTCCGCTTGTGCCAGATGTACCACTAACTCCAGAAGTTCCTGATGAACCGCTTGTTCCACTACTACCGCTTGTTCCAGATGTACCACTACTTCCGCTCGTACCACTACTTCCAGAAGTTCCTGATGAACCGCTTGTTCCACTACTACCGCTTGTGCCAGATGTGCCACTACTTCCGCTTGTTCCACTACTTCCAGCCGAACCACTCACACCAGAAGTTCCAGAGCTTCCACTTGTACCACTACTACCGCTTGTTCCGCTGCTACCGCTTGTACCACTACTTCCGCTCGTACCACTACTTCCAGCCGAACCACTCACACCAGAAGTTCCACTCGTGCCACTACTTCCTGCAGAACCACTCACTCCACTTGTACCAGCAGACCCAGACGAACCCTGCACTCCATTTATACCAGAAGTTCCTGAAGTTCCAGATGAACCTTGTACTCCACTTATACCAGAAGTTCCCGATGTTCCACTTGTGCCTCTACTTCCACTAGTACCAGAAGTTCCATTAGAACCTGATGAACCTTGTACTCCACTTATACCAGAAGTTCCCGATGTACCTCCACTTCCAGAAGTTCCTGATGTACCACTTGTACCAGAAGTTCCTGATGAACCACTACCCCCACCGGCTCCACTTATTCCTGATGAACCAGAAGTTCCTGATGTGCCTCTGCTTCCAGAAGTTCCCGATGTACCACCACTACCAGAAGTTCCTGATGTACCACTAGTTCCATTTGTACCACCTCCTCCAGTTATACCACCACTACCAGCAGTACCGCTTGTGCCAGAAGTTCCCGAAGTGCCACTTACACCAGAAGTTCCCGAAGAACCGGTTGTACCACTTACACCAGATGTACCAGCCGATGCATTCGTACCAGATGTTCCAGCCGAACCAGAAGTTCCTGCTGAACCAGACGTTCCTGATGTGCCGCTTGTACCACGTGTGCCAGAAGTTCCTGCTGAACCTGTTGTACCACCACTACCAGAAGTTCCAGCTGAGCCTGTTGTACCAGCCGAACCATTTGTACCGCTTGTGCCAGAAGTTCCTGATGTACCAGCACTACCACTAGTCCCACTACTTCCACTCGTGCCAGATGTTCCAGAAGTTCCCGATGTACCTGCCGAACCAGTTGTACCCGATGAACCAGTTGAACCAGAAGTTCCTGATGTACCAGCACTACCAGTAGAGCCAGATGTACCACTACTTCCAGAAGTTCCCGATGTACCACTGCTTCCACTCGTGCCAGATGTTCCAGAAGTTCCGGATGTACCTGCCGAACCAGTTGTACCTGAAGTTCCAGAAGTTCCTGATGTACCTGATGTTGCCGCTGCTGTTTTAAAACCAATTCTACCAGTTGTAGAATTATAAACTAATACATCATCGGTTGTTATATCTGGTTTTAGTGAACCAATTCCAAATGATAATGAGCCCGTAATTCCTACACTACCAGTAAATTCTTGCTTATCGTTTTGTGCATCACCAAATTTGTTACTTCCACTTGCGTAGATTATTGATGATGAAATATATGTTGCAAATAATTCAGTTGTATTTATTTTTCCAGCTACAGTTACATCACCTCTAAAAATACCACTACCAGTTACAATAAGATAATCTCTTATAGTTACTGCAGTATTTACTTCTAATCCTCTATTTGGAGAAATTATAGCTGTTGCTGAACCTGATTTTAATCTATCCAAATCACCAATTGATGATGCGTTTATATTGAATAATCCACTACCATCTCCTCTAAATAAAGATGCCGATATTGATGATGAAATATTAGCCGAACCACTAATTTGTGTGTTTGCTTTTATTTGTAACGGATTATTACCAAATGAATCAATTTCATCCGTTTGTATTTTAGAAGCACTGAAGTTTCCTACAATACTTATAGATTCAGATGATGCGTTTAATATAGCTGCACCACTTACAAAAAGTGATATACTATTTACACTAGTCTGATTTAAACCATTAGGATTATTACCGTTAAACTCCATTTAATATATCTTTTTATTATGTCAATTCTAATACCGAAACAATTACATCTGCCGAAGCTGCTAATGATGATGTAACTGAAATAAAGTCAGTAGCCTCTAATACAACTTTTTGCTCACCACCCACCATAACATTTGAACTACCCTGTACAATCAAAGCATTCTTTACTAAATATACACATTTGTTACCAGCATTATCTCTAAGCATTACACTTACAGATATATTTTGTGTTGCCGTATTTGCTACGTTTACACCAATTATTGTTGCTGCAGTTCCTACCGGTGCTTCATATACTTTTACACCTGTTATTCCTATTGAACTTGTTATACTATTTTTAAATGTATTTGCCATTTTGTTTTATTTTTTATCCTAATGCTATTGCAAATGCTATTGCAGAGTCTAATACGTTTACACCATCTACCAAAAACCCACCTTGAGTTAAATATATTGAACCCGTAATACTTTGGGAGCCGCTTACTGATAATCTTTGATTTACATTAAGATAATCAAATGATGCTTGTGACACATCAATAGTACCCTTAAATGAACCAGTAAAGGACCCAGTAAATGAACCACTTAAATTTGCGTACGCATTTGAAGCTTGTGTAATTGAACCAGAAAATATTGGACTATGTATTACCATTTATATTTATATACTTTTTGTTATAGGTATAAATATAAAATAATTTCCTTTTAAGGTTTCACAGGCCAGTTAATAGAAAAAGGATTGGATTGAGATGTAATATCTCTTAATTGTGCTCTATATGATGTCCACAATTCTTTCGTTTCAGTTGGTATATCTGCTAATTGTGTCCAATCACACTCAGATAATAATTGATTTCTTAATACTCTTACTTCTTCCCATTGATTTTCTATTCTATAAGAAATTTCTTCGGAAGTAGCATTAGTTTGATTCCAACTTTTATAATAAACCCCATCAATTAAAGTAGGAGTTCCTTCGGTAATATTTTTTGTGTAATCAACCGGCATTGGAGTTGGTTGTACTACATGCATATCCCATTCAATCAAAGCTTCATCAGTTAATTCAGATGGTAAGCTTGTATTTGGATATGAATTTCTTAACTCGTTAATAGTATAAGGATAGTTAATCGTATCGTTTATAATTCGTAAATACATATTATTTAAAAGTTGAAGGTATTGATGCAAAATTTGTTAATCCAGTACAATTATTAAATGCGTTAGTACCGGCTGGAATTGGTATTCTATTCCAAATTTCCGGAGCAGTACCAGATAATGAATTTACCGTACTACTCATATTATATACATTATTAAAAATAGTTACGCTTGTATTATATGTAAATTGTAATACATTTGTAAGTGCTCTACAATTATAAAAAGTACCAGAAAAGTTTACAGCGGTTGTATTTTGGTCAAACAAATCAGAAGGTACTGATGTTAGTGCGGTGCAACCAAAAAAGCAAGATGCAAATGTTGTTACGTTTGGTACATTATTAAATAATCCAGATGGAACTGTTGTTAATGTTAATACAGATGCAAAAGTGTTTGAAAATGTTGTTGCTTTTGTAGAATATTGAAACATATCAGCTGGTATTGATGTAATTCTAGTTGCTTGCATGAATCCGGAAAAAGATACTACTTCATCCAATCCAGTATATCCACCCACTGCACTTAAAGATGCGCTGCTTGGTATTGATGTTACGTTTTGACAACCATAAAAATTAATTGTTCTTAACCCAACTATTCCAAATTGTACTATTTCAGTAATAAGATTTCTAATTGCTGAATTATTATTTACTGAAAATCCTGGCATAAATCCACTTATAGTAATTATGTAAGTTCCTACACTTGCGTATGTATGAATTCTATTTGCTGAATTTGATGCTGTTATTAATGGTGATGTATTTCCATCTCCCCAATTAATATATAAAGATGGTGTCAATCCACCATAATCTACCAAAGGACAAGTAAACACTGTACTTGCAGTAGTTGTTGTTACTTTAAATACAAAAGGAAAAACCTGCGATGCATCTGATTCTACTAATCTTCTAAATATTCCCATAGCTTTAACTTAAATTTTTACCAGTTGTGAATCCTAAATAGGTTGTACCATTATCATAAGTATAGAACGCTAAAACATCAGTTCCAGACGATGTTAATAATGGTGCACTTCCACCTGCCCAATCAACATTAACAGGCCATGTTATAGAAAAGGCCCCAGCATTTACAACTACTAAAGTAAATCCAAATGCATTTGATGCTGGTGCATTTGAGAATGATATTGTTGCAGTACCATTAAATTGTCTTCTAAAGTTATTTGCCGTAGATAAATCTAATGTTACGCTTCCACCAGTTCCTTGATTTGAATATGTTTCTCTATATGTTGTAGATGCTACATTACCGGTTACCGATAAAGTAGTTCCATCAAATAATATTCCAGATTCTACTTGAACTCCAATAGGTGTATCAACATATGTAAGTAAACCATTATTAGTTGTACCAGTTAATTGAAATCCAGATGTTCCAGACGTTCCAGAAGTTATTCCAGGTGCGGACGTTCCTGATGTTCCAGTTAATCCAGAAGTTCCTGATGTTCCAGAAGAAAATCCCGGAGCGTTTGTACCACTTGTTCCGCTTGTACCAGTTTGCCCAGATGTACCAGAAGTTCCCGATGAAAATCCCGGAGCGTTTGTACCAGAAGTACCAGCTAAACCGTTAGTACCACTAATTCCTGATGTTCCGGAAGTTCCTGATGTAACTCCATAAAATGATGTACCACTAGTACCAGAAGAACCTCCACTCCCACCAGTTCCTTGTGCTCCAGAAGTTCCACTGCTTCCAAACATTGTACCATTCACTCCAGAAGTTCCTGATGTACCCGAAGTTCCACTTGTACCAGAAGAACCTGACGTTCCCGATGTACCACTAACTCCAGAAGTACCCGATGAACCAAATAATGTACCATCCAATCCAGACGTCCCAGACGTACCGCTTGTACCAGACGTTCCTGATGTACCACTTATTCCAGAAGTTCCGGATGTACCAGAAGTTCCTGAAGAACCAAACATTGTACCATTCAATCCAGAAGAACCAGAAGTTCCTGATGTACCAGAAGTTCCACTACTTCCACTTGTACCAGAAGTTCCTGAAGTACCACTACTTCCAAATAGTGTACCATCCAATCCAGAAGTTCCTGAAGTTCCGGATGAACCACTTTCTCCAGAAGTTCCTGATGAACCACTCTCTCCAGAAGTTCCCGATGAACCACTTTCTCCACTAGTACCACTACTACCAAAATATGTACCATCTAAACCAGAAGTTCCTGATGTTCCATCCATACCAGAAGTTCCAGACGTACCTGCTCCAGACGTTCCCGAAGTTCCATCACTTCCAGAAGTTCCAGATGAACCAAAATATGTTCCATCTATACCAGACGTTCCTGAAGTACCCGAAGTTCCCGATGTGCCAGAAGTTCCAGCTCCAGAAGTTCCTGAAGTACCATTCTCTCCACTTGTACCACTACTACCAAAATATGTCCCATCTAAACCAGAAGTTCCTGATGTACCGCTTGTACCAGATGTTCCCGAAGTACCTGCTCCAGAAGTACCTGAAGTACCATTCTCTCCACTTGTTCCATTACTACCAAAAAATGTTCCATCTAAACCAGAAGTTCCTGACGTTCCATCACTACCATTGATTCCACTTGTTCCAGAAGTTCCATCACTACCATTGATTCCACTTGTACCAGAAGTTCCCGAAGTTCCATCAGTACCAATACCACTCGTACCACTACTACCAAAATATGTCCCATCTAAACCAGAAGTTCCTGATGTACCGCTTGTACCGCTTGAACCACTTGTACCAGAAGTTCCCGAAGTACCACTACTACCAAAGAATGTTCCATCTAAACCAGAAGTTCCTGATGTGCCACTTGTACCGCTTGTACCACTACTACCAGACGTTCCAGAAGTTCCATCAGAACCAGAAGTTCCCGATGTACCATCCGTTCCATTTATTCCGCTTGTTCCTGAAGTTCCATCAGTACCAATACCACTTGTTCCAGAAGTTCCCGATGTACCGCTTGTGCCATTACTACCACTTGTGCCCGATGTTCCGTTGGAGCCTGACGTACCTGATGTTCCAGAAGTTCCCTCACTACCATTTGTACCAGAAGTTCCTGAAGTTCCATCACTACCACTTGTTCCAGAAGTTCCATCAGAACCAGAAGTTCCCGATGTACCATCCGTTCCATTTATACCACTTGTTCCTGAAGTTCCATCACTACCACTTATTCCGCTTGTTCCTGAAGTTCCATCAGTACCGCTTGTTCCTGATGTACCACTTGTTCCAGACGTTCCATCAGTACCAATACCACTCGTACCGCTTGTACCATCACTACCAGTTGAACCACTTGTTCCAGAAGTTCCATCACTACCGCTTGTTCCGGATGTACCGCTTGTTCCAGACGTTCCTTCACTTCCCGTTGTACCTGAAGTTCCTGATGTGCCACTTGTACCAGAAGTTCCCGATGAACCATCACTACCACTTGTTCCAGACGTTCCATCACTTCCCGTTGTACCTGAAGTTCCTGATGTGCCGCTTGTGCCAGAAGTTCCCGATGTGCCATCAATTCCAGAAGTTCCCGATGTACCTGCTGAACCAGTTGAGCCAGAAGTTCCCGATGTGCCAGAAGTTCCAGAAGAACCCGTTGAACCAGATGTACCACTACTACCACTCGTTCCAGAAGTTCCCGATGTACCACTTATACCATCACTACCACTTGTTCCAGAAGTTCCTGAAGTTCCTGCTGAGCCTGAAGTTCCAGAAGAACCTCCCGTACCAGATGAACCACCACTACCGCTTGTTCCAGAAGAACCTTCTCCACCACTTGTACCTGATGTTCCGCTTGTGCCAGAAGTTCCACCACTACCGCTTGTTCCTCTCGTCCCAGAAGTTCCTGCTGAACCAGAAGTTCCCGATGAACCTCCCGTACCGGTTGAACCAGAAGTTCCTGAAGTACCTTCACTTCCCGTAGTTCCAGAAGTTCCCGATGAACCACTACTACCACTACTTCCGCTTGTTCCCGAAGTACCCCCACTACCAGAAGTTCCCGATGTACCTGCACTACCAGTAGAGCCCGATGTACCACTTGTTCCAGAAGTTCCCGATGAACCACTTGTGCCACTACTACCAGCAGTACCGCTTGTTCCAGAAGTTCCTGATGTACCGCTTGTTCCAGATGTTCCCGATGTACCAGAAGTTCCTGATGTACCACTACTACCGGCTGTTCCAGAAGTTCCCGATGTACCTTCACTACCCGTAGAGCCAGATGTTCCAGAAGTTCCTGATGTACCTTCACTACCAGTTGTTCCCGATGTGCCAGAAGTACCTGAAGTACCTGAAGTACCTGCTGAACCTTCCGTACCAGAAGTTCCTGAAGTTCCTGAAGTACCTGCTGAACCCTCCGTTCCAGAAGTTCCAGACGAACCCTCACTACCACTTGTACCAGAAGTTCCTGAAGTACCTGCCGACCCTTCCGTTCCAGAAGTTCCAGAAGTTCCCGATGAACCTGCCGAACCTTCAGTTCCAGATGTACCCGCCGAACCGGCTGAGCCAGAAGAACCTTGCACACCTGCTACACTTCGTGTTTCTAATATTTTTGTTGCACTATTCCAAACAACTACATTATCAGAAGAACCAGATGCTAATGTACCTATTCTTATACTACCACTAACACCAATACTACCACTAATTGTAAGCGATGCGTTAATTGTTTGGTCTTTATTAATTTGTAAGAAAGATGCCGTATCAGTATTTCCAGAAGATAATGCAAACATTGCGTAAGATGCTGTGTATGCTAATGAAGCAGTACCAACAAACATTGATGCTGTTTGTGTTTTTTGTATAAAGTTTGTTGTATCTACATTCGATGCGTTTTGTGCAAATAATGCGTATGATGCGGTAATTGCTAAAGATGCCGTACCAACAGTCATTGAAGATGTTACTGAATTTTTAACATAGTTAGTCAAATCCAATTCACCTAAGTTAGCTACATAAGATGCAGTTTGTGCGAATGTTGAATTAACTGCAAACGCCACACTCATTGAAGATGTTTGTGAATTTCTAACTAAGTTTTGAATATCAGTTAATGCTGATAATGATGCCGAATCAAATCCAGTAACACTTCTTGCAGTTTCTGCGATAAATGCATATGATGATGAAAGTACAGAACCAATAACTCTATCACCAGGTATACTTCCGTTTATTAAACTACCACCACTACCAATTACGGCATGTCCACTAGTCAATCCACTAAATAGAATTTGAATAGTATCATCATCAATCGATTTTATTGTGCCAGGTAAAATTTGGTCTTCCGAACCAGTTGCGTAAACCTGAACCATTGGGTATCTAATTCCCAAATTGTGTACAATTGTTAAACTACTAACATTATTAAATGATACTGTTTCAGTTAATGAAGTTTCAGGTTGAGGAATATAATGTCCTCTAGTTGGGTCATATCTTAAAATATCGTAATCAATACTTGCAGTTGGTCCATTTCCCTGATATGTGTATGTACCCAATAAACCCCCACTTACTATTGGAGAATATATTGAAGTACTTCCAGTTATTTTATTAGCTCTTAGATTATTTCCAACATATACATCTCCCCAAATACTAGCCGATGCGTTTACAACAAATCCTTTATCAGGAGAAATTGATGCGGTGAATGAACCACTCTTTAATATAAATGTTTCAAATGATATATTTGCTAAACTAATATTTGTCAAACCACTACCATCTCCAATAAATGTTGAACCACTTGCTACTATAACATTTCCACCACTAACAAACACCGAACCACTCACAGTCAATGAACCAGAGAATATTCTAACAGATGTATTAACTTCTAATCCTTTGTTTGGTGATATTACACCCTGAACAGAACCAGATATGATTCTATCTAATTTAAGGTCTTGCAATGCGTTTGCAGGAATATTAAATAACCCACCACCATCACCTATATAAAGTGCTGCTGTTATTGGTACGTTTACATCTAATTTTTCTGGGTCTATAATTGCTCTACCAGAACCAGATTGGATTCTATCTAATTGTAAATCTTCAAGTGCTGATGCCGGTATATTAAATAATCCACCACCATCTCCATCGTAACGAGATGCTGATATTGACCCACTAATAATTACAGAACCAGTAAATACAGAACCATAATAAGAGCCAGAGTTTGAACCTACAGTAGAGAAATTTCCCTTTGTTGTTACAATAAATTGTATTCCACTTTGTACAGATGCAGTTGCTGAACCACTTGCTATTAAAGGTGCTGCTGATGCTTGTACATTTATTAGTTGAGAACCATCTCCAATAAATGTGAATGCTCTAACACTACCACTTACGTCAATTGAACCCGTAAATCTAGAACCAATGGCCGAACCAGTTGCTCCAGTTGTTACTACAAAGGAATCACCGCTTTGAACTGATGCTGTTGCAGAACCACTACCAATGAATGGTGCAGCTGCTGCTTGTACGTTACTAATAAATCTACCATCACCAACAAAGAATTGTGATTTTAAACTACCACTAATATCCACACTACCCGTTATACGAGTACCAATTTGAAAATCCAAACCAGAACCAGTTGCTCCAGTTGTTACTATAAAAGTATCACCACTTGCTACCGAAGCCGTTGCCGAACCACTTGCTATTAATGGAGATGCTGCAGCTACTACATTTGTTAATTGAGAACCATCTCCTAAAAATGTAAATGCTCTAATACTTCCACTTACATCAACGGAACCTGTAAATTGAGAACCAAAAATAGAACCACTAACTATATCAGTTGCTATTACTCTAAATCCAAAATCAGGACTTACCGATGCGGTTACACTACCACTTTTAATTTCAGTAGATATTAACGCATCTTCTGTCAATGCTGAACGAGGGATATTTCTTAAATAAGTACCAACGCCATATATGAATGAAGATGATTCTATAAATAAACCACCACTTGTATCATTTACAAATAAACTACCACTTATAGAAATTGAACCAGTAAATCTAGAACCAATTTGTGTAGTAAATGAACCAGATTCATCAATTGAAGATGAGAATGGACTTGTTACTCTAAACCCAAAATCAGGACTTACAGACGCCGTTACTGAGCCGGATTTAATTTCCGATGAAACTAATGCATCTTCGGTTAATGCTGCTCTAGGAATTTCTCTTAAATAAGTTCCTAATGAATATATGAAAGATGATGAATCTATTCTAATACTTCCACTAAAATCAGAACCGCTTACAAATGATGCTACTCTAAATCCAAAATTAGGAGATACAGATGCGGTTACACTACCACTAGCAATTCTAACGGTATCACCGGATATCGCAGATTGTGGTATATCAAATAATCCTTTACCACTACCACTAAACATTGAAGCGGTTACATTACCTTCTACTTTTGTTTCACCAATTAATTTTATTTCAGCTGGAACATATAATGCATCTACTACATTAATAGTACCTGCCATACTTCCATGAAACTGACAATTATAGTATAATGTATCAGGTGCACTTCCAGAAACCAAAAATGTTATAACACCAACATCATCACCATTATTAGTTACCCAAGTAGTGTATGTGTTACTAGGGCCTGGTCCACTTTGTGTTTTAATTAAGAATGGATGCCCAGAAGCATTTACGTTAAATGTATAATTTACATTTCTTACTAAAGTTAAAGTTGGATTTGAACCACTTACTAACCTATTGCTTATAATATACGAATTACTACCATCATTTGTTACGTTAAATACAGTATCTATATCACTATAAGCCAATTCTCTAGCTGAAGATGATACTATAAAACTTCCACTAATTGCAGAAAATGTGTTTACTCTAAAACCATAATCGGGTGATATAGATGCCGTTGCCGAACCACTTGCAATTCTATTAATTTTAAATGATAGAGCGGATTCAGGAATATCAGATAACCCAGCACCACTACCACTAAAGAATGAACCAGTCTCTACTCTAATATATCCTCCACTTACAAATAAACTTCCACTAAATTGAGAACCACTTTCTATTGAAATTACTCTAAATCCATCATCAGGTGAAACAGATGCAGTTACACTTCCACTTTTAATTTCAGTCGATATTAATGCATCTAAAGTTAAAGCAGAACGAGGAATATTATTTAATCCAGCACCAGAACCAGAGAAGAATGAGCCGGTTTCAACTCTAATGTATCCACCACTAACAAATAATGAACCTGTAAATTGAGAACCAATTTCTGATGATTCTACTTTAAATCCAGTATCAGGAGATACTGATGCAGTTACACTACCACTTGTGATTCTGAATAATTCTTGTGAAAGTGCTGAAAATGGAATATTTGTTAATCCAGCACCACTACCACTAAATACAGATGCCGATATTGAACCAGAAAAATTTGATGTAGCTGCAAATACTTCAAATCCTCTATTTGGAGAAACTGATGCAGTTACACTACCACTAAATATTTTTGATGTATCTAAATTAGAAAGTGCTGAAATTGGAATATCAAATAAATTTTTACCACTACCACTAAATGAACCAGAATTTAAAAATATTCCAGCTCCACTTACAAATAAACTTCCACTAAATTGTGTACCCTTTTCAGTAGATTCTATTTTAAATCCAAAGTTAGGTGATACTGATGCAGTTACACTACCAGATGCTATAAATGTTGATAATAATGCATCGGGCGTTAAAGCTGTTCTAGGTATATTAAATAAATTAGCCCCACTACCAGAAAATGCTGAACCTGAATTTAGTTCTATATTACCACTTACAAATAAACTTCCGCTAATTCCAACACGACCTAATAAAGTAGAACCCAATTCGGTAGATGTAACTACAAATCCAATATTAGGTGCAACCGATGCAGTTACTGAACCAGAAACAATTTTTGTTGCTACTTGCGGTGGTACGTTAATATTTGTTAATCTACTACCATCTCCTTGAAATGAACCACTAATATCAGACCCACTAATTTCATTAGCAAAAATAAGATTAGTAATTATATCACGTGCTCTAAAACTTGCACTTACATCTACACTACCAGTAAATTGAGAACCATATCTAGTAGACCCACTTAAATCAGTTTCAACTCTAAATCCATAATCAGGACTCACAGATGCTGTTATACTACCACTTGCTATTCTAGTTGAATCTCCAGTAAATGCAGAACGAGGAATATCATATAATCCAGCACCACTACCAGTAAACACCGATGCCGATACCCAATATTTAAATGTTGCGCCATCTTTAACAAGCAAACTACCCGTTATACTAGTATCACCTATAATATTAGTATATCCTATTACTTTTAATTCTGCTGGTCTTTTTACAAGACTATCAACTATATTAATAGTACCACGCATTGATGCCTGATATTCGGAGTTATAATATAATATATTTGGTGCATCATTCGGAACAGTGAATGTAATCGTACCTACTTCAGCTCCATTATTTGTTACACCAGTATTATATAAATCACCACCACCTGTTGAAATTGCTGTTTTTATCCAAAATGGTTGCCCAGCTGCATTAATATTAAATGTATATGTTATACCCCTTACCAAATTTATAGCTGGGTTAGGTCCACTAACCGCTCCAGTAAATGAATATGCAATATCGGCACCATTCGTTACATTAAAAACAGTATCCAATGATTCCGATGTATAATAAACAGCAGATGCCGATATTATCATACTTCCACTAAATGTAGAAAACGTATTTACTCTAAATCCAAAATCAGGACTAATAGATGCTGTTGCACTACCACTACTAATTTTTGTAAGGTCTAAATCTTTTAATGCTTTAATAGGAATATCAAATAATCGTTCTCCACTACCAGAATAAGATGACCCAGAATTTATTTCAATACCCCCACTTACAAATAAACTACCAGTAAAGGTTGAACCACTTTCTGCGGATATTACCTGAAATCCTAAATTAGGCGATACTGATGCAGTTACACTACCACTTGTAATTAAAGTACTTAATAATGCATCCGGTGTTAATGCTGAACGAGGTATATCTTTTAAACCAGCACCACTACCACTAAAAAACGAACCAGTTTCAACTCTTATGTTTCCACCACTTACAAATAAACTTCCAGTAAACTGAGAACCCAATTCACCTGCTTCTACTTTAAATCCATAATTAGGACTTACAGAAGCAGTTATAGAACCAGTTGCTATTAATGTTGCCGTTAATGCATCGGGTGTAAGAGCAGAACGAGGAATATCAAATAAACCTCTACCACTACCACTAAACATTGATGCTGATACAGGAAATTCAAATTGTGCAAATGTATTTACAATAAATCCAGTATTTGGTGCGATTGATGCAGTTACACTACCACTAGCAATTCTAGGTGCTACTGTTGAAGGTACATTTAATAAATTAGAACCATCTCCAAAATAAAAATCTGCAGTTACATTACCACTTACAAATAAGCTTCCAGTAAATTGAGAACCACTCGATATTGATTCTACTTTAAATCCAAATTGAGGAGAAACTGATGCAGTTACAGAACCAGTTGATAATCTAGTAGCTTGAGGTAAATTAAATAAATCTCTACCATCTCCAAAAAATGAACCAGTAAATGAACCAGTAAAAGAAGAACCAGTAATATTATTACCAATCAATTCACTTTGTATTCGTACAGAACCTGTGAATTGTTGTATATTTGAATCAGTATTACCAAATATGTTTGAACCAGACGAATAAATTATTGATGATGAAACTATATTTACAATAATTTGGTCTGCTATAATTGATTTACTCACATAAAGATTACCATCAATTATAGTATCCGTATTTATATTAAGTCCGTTAGATTTAAACGATGCAGTTGCAGAACCACTTGCTATAAATGGTGCTACTACAGATGGTACATTTCTTAATCCACTACCATCTCCCTGAAATGAGCCTGAAAACGAGCCAGAAAACTCTTCTAAAAATAATTTCTTTGCAAACCCTCTATTACCATCACTATCCGAAACTATTATAGCTGGATTTGTTAATAATGAGGCTGAGAATGGTGGTACTCCTAAATTAGGCTCCGCTTGAGATAAATCAAGAAATTGATACCTGTCAGATGTTACATTTTTAGGCGATACTACCCTTACCCTACCTGTTAAAAGATTACTTATTGCCATTAGTTCTTGCTAGCTTTGTTATAAATATGAAATTTCTACTATAAATATTAAATCTATAATATTATCGTTATTCATTCGCACTCTCTAGCAAAGAAAGGACTACAGTTAATTCAGTTGAGCCGGATACTATAAAACCATATGTTTCTTCCAATACCAACTTACCAGAAACTACCGGTGAAAGTGAATCTGCGGGTGGTATTGTTACGTTTGTTACTAATCTCACAGCTTCCTGCTCAATAAATACAGGAGATTCAATTGTAGCTTTAATACTATCTACTAAAGAATTAACAACATATAAAGATGCTGATAATCCTGCATTCGTTCCATTATTAAATCCCGTCAATACAGATTGAGTAACTCCACTTTGAAATAATAATGGTGAAAGAGTAGAACCAGTTACAGATTGGTTTTTTATAATTTGATTTGATAATACTTTTAAATAATCCAATGCAAAGATAGATGCTGAGTATTCAACTGAAGCTATTAAAGATGCCCCATTCTTATCAAAATAAGCTTTTGCAGCTTTACTCGTTCTAATAGTTGTATTATTAACGATATCATATTTTATTGCATCAACATCATCTAAAGTATTTTGTTCAAAGTATGATGATATAAAAGTAAATGGAGTTTCCGATAAACTATTTTGATTTTGTGTATATGCTGCTATTTCTTTTCTCAAAAATTGTCTATTTGAATTAAGTAATAAAGATGCGCTTGCAAAACTACCACTAAAATTTAATAAAGATACAGAAGAACTTATAAAAGAACTACCACTATATACATTACTAAATTCAGGTATTGGTATTTCTTTGTTAGATGTTACAAATATAGTAACAGGCTGTGTTACCAAACTATTATTTGTAATTTGACAAGATAATACAATTGATGATACACCAGCGGGTGTTGTATATATTTCATCCGGCTCTCCAGTCAATCCTGTTACTACTGACTGAAACCGATTTAAGGGTACAAAAACTTCTGCCATTTTTTTATTTTTTTATTTTTCTTTTTTTATATTTGTAGTGCTAATGAGAACGGAGTTACTAATGAGAATAGAGATTTACTAAATGTTCTACCCACAAGAGTACCAGTTGCCTGATTAATACTTAAACCAGTACCAATTCTAAAGTCACCATCCTGATTACCAGATGTAAAGTAGATTCTACCTCCACCCAATTCGGTAATTTCATATATTGGATTTGCAACACCACTACCACCCTGATTTGGAGGAAGTGCTTTAAATGTCACACCACTGCCATTATAAGAATAGTCAATACCCGTTGCCACAATTAGAGAACCAAATGCTTCCAATGGTGCACCTGCTGCTATAAACTCTGCTCTAGTTCTTAGATAACGATTTGTTTCCAATGTTTCTAATAATTGGTCTCTAGTCACAGCTATTGCACTTCCGTATTGTCCATCGTAGTAAGAAGATGCTGCTCTAATTCCTCTTTCGTTTCCACCATACAATAAATCAGTTACAGCCGCATCTACAATAAATCCAGTATCACGCGAACAACTTGCCTCATTATATACTAAATATGGAAATGCTCCATTTGTGTATCCAATTGCTCTTTGTTTCAATTCATCTTTACCAGCTTTTAATCTTTCAGCTGCCTGTCTTCTCTTAGTTGCTGGTGCTAAATAAGTTAGTAAAGTATTTGCTACTATTTTTTCAGATATTCCTCTTGCGAAGTTAATACCATCTATTGTTTGTTTCTTTTGTCCGTTATTATCACTATAACTATCCACAATTGCTACTGATGGGAATTTATAATAATAAGAACCTGCTTCAATACTTCTTTCGTTACCACCATAAACTAAATCCGTTCTGATTGCATCTATGATAAATCCTAAATCTCTACTACAACTTGCTTCATTATATTTTAAGTTACTCCAAGACGAACTTAAGAATGTTATAGTTTCTTTTTGTATTAATTGTTTGTTATCTGTCAATAATTTTGCAGTATCTATTAAAGATGCTGATGGTACTAAATACGTTGGATTTATTACTACGTTTTTAGATAACTTTCCAGCATATCTGATACCAGTAAGAGTTGGGTCTAATTGATTTAGAGTAGATGGTACACCTTTATTGATTGCGTTAGAAGGATATAAGTAATAATACTGTCCTGCTATCACACTTCTTTCTTGTCCACCATATAATACATCCGTTGCTGCTGCATCTACTAAGTATCCAACATCTCTCTTACAAGTTGTTTGATTATAATATACTCCACTCCAAGACGAAGATACATATGCAATAGTTTCTTCTGCTATAAATGATTTGTTCTTTCTTAATAAATCAAATGATGCCGATGCTTCTAATGATGCCGTTTGGAATACTATATTCTTAACAATCTTTTGTGCTATTCTACTTGCGTAGTTTATACCATCAATTGTTTGTCCTAATTGTCCAACACCATCACCATCTCCTTCAATAATTGCTTTAGATGGATATTTGTAATAGAACTCCCCGCTGAATACACCTCTTTCATTTCCACCATAAAGTAAATCAGTTGTTACACCGTCTAAGATATAACCAACATCTCTCTTACACTTATCTTTATCATACTCAAATGTACTCCAGCTAGCAGTTAAATAAGCTAGTGTTTCATTTTGTATAAACTCTCTATTCTTTCTCAATAAATTAACCGATGCTGATACCAATTGTGATGCTGTCACAAATGTTAATGATGCCGCAACATTCTTAGAAAGTTGTCCTGCGTAATTAACACCTGCTAATGTTGGTTGTAATTGTGAACCTTGCGCTTGCGATGGATATAAGTAATAGAATACCCCAGCGTTTGTACTTCTTTCGTTTCCACCATATAATAAATCCGTAGAAACTGCATCTACGATATGACCAACATCTCTTTTACAAGTTGATTCAATATAGGATGCCGTACTCCAAGAAGAAGATAGATACGCAATAGTTTCATTTTGTATAAACTCTCTATTCTTTCTTATCAATGCGTATGATGCTGATACAATTGCCGATGCCGTTACATAAGTTATGTTTTGAATTACTTTTTGTGCTAACTTACTTGCGTAGTTTATTCCATCAAGTGTTTGGTTCAATTGTGCTCCCTGCGCCTGTGATGGATATTGATAATAGAATATACCATTAAATAATGATGCTGAATTTGAGTTAAATACTAAATCTTCAGCTGCTCCACTTATAATCAATCCTACATCACGTCTACACTTACTTTCATCGTAAGATGCCGTACTCCAAGAAGAAGATAGGTAAGCAATAGTTTCATCCTGTATGAATGAAATGTTATTTTTTAGTATTCCGTATGCAATCCATCTATTATCATTACTTACAGCCGTTGTATAAGATGATGTTGGTAAACTTAATGATGCCGATACTATTGCTGAACTAGTTCCGTTAGCAACTATGTTTGTTACAATAGCAATTGATGCTGATAGTATTGTTGCTTCAGTAGAAGTTGCCGATGATGCTGAAATATATTGGTTAGTGTTTGTTACTTTAATATTTCCTAAAGTATTAAGTATAATAGAAGGTGCTGCTATTAATGTACTACTAATAGATGCAGTTGTAAATCTAGCTGCGTACTTAATTGCATCAGTTGTTTCAACCACTTGTGAACCAAATCCGTTAGCTTGTGATGGGAACTGATAATAGTAATCTGCATTCTTTCTACTTCTTTCATTTCCACCATAAAGTAAATCAGTTGCAACACCATCAATGATATACCCCAAATCTCTATAACATTTACTTTCACTATAATCTAAGTTAGGGTATTTAACATTTACATATGCAATACTTTCACTTTGTATGAATAGTTTGTTAGCTTTTATTAAATCATATGCGTATTGAACTTCCAAAGATGCCGTAAATACTTGCTTATTAACAACTACGTTCATAGCCGTTCCTTTTGCGTATCTTACACCAGTCAATGTTGGTTCTAATTGTGCGTTTGTAGCTTGTGATGGGAAATCATAATAGTATCTTCCAGCTACAACACTTCTTTCGTTACCACCATATAGTAAATCGGTTGCTACTGCATCTATAACGTATCCAATATCTCTCTTACAAGTAGTTTCGTTATAACCAAAGTTACTCCAAGAAGAAGATAGATATGCGATTGATTCACTTTGTATAAATGCCTTATTTTCTCTCAATGAATTCCAAGATGCTGATGTTGGTTGGTTGATTGATGCTGATATGTGTGTAAATACAGTATTCAACACAACCTTCTCAGCCAATCCACTTGCGTATTTGATTGCCGTAATTGTTTGGTCTAATTGTGAACCAGTTGCTTTAGATGGGAAATCAAAATAGAACTTACCATTAAACAAAGATGCTGAGTTACCACCATATAAAAGGTCAAATGCAGAACCACTAAGGATTCCAGTCAAATCTCTTTCACATTTACTTTGTGTATATTCAAATCCACTCCAAGATGAACTCATATAAGCAATAGTTTCATCAACTATAAATTTAGAGTTACTTACCAATAGATTATATGCTGAGTTTATCTTTGCATTTGAATTTGCTATTGGGAATGTTGATTGTTTAAGTCCAATTGAGCTTGTACCATTACTTAATAAAACATCAATTACCAAAGATAAAGATGATGATATTAATTTACCTTGCAATCTTCCCGCCGCACTTCCACTTATTATTTGTGGTGTGTTAGTTACCTTAATACTTGCCGATGTATTTGATATAATTGTTGGAAGTAAAGATGTTCCATTTTCAATTACACTTAGTATCAAATCAAATCCACTTGCAATCTTATTAGTATCAAAAGATGATGCTGATATTGCTTGTCTTATAGGATTTGCATTTGTTACTTTTAAAGATGATGATGTATTTGTTACTAATGTAGGTAATACACTCAATCCGTTTTTAACAACGTTTACAACAGTACCATAAGAAGAACTTACGTTTGTAATTTGAGTTGATAAGTTGTATGAACCCGTACCAATTGTTTGCTCTTTAGAACTTATATGTAATAAAGAGCAAACAATTGGTACGGGTTCATACAAC